AAAAGTAAGTAAACTTGAACATTCAAAAATTTCAGAAAATGAAGAATTAATTTTTGAAGTTCATTGTGTAATTAAAAATTATTTAAATGTTTATAGTTTTAATTCATTTGAAGAATTAATTGCTAATGTTGAAGAATTATTAAGAATTATTAAAATGTTTGAAGAATCAAAAACAAAAATGACTTTTGAAAAATTTACAGAAATGAAAGTTGTATGTAATTTTTATAAAAATAATCCTGGTTATATGTCTGGTGAAGATAATGGAATGTTTGGTAAATCTAGAACAGAATCAACAAAGAGAAAAATAATAGAAACATTGGGATATAAATATTATAATGTTGACGATATAAGAGATATTTCTTTAACACATCTGAAAAAAAATAAACAGCTATTGAAAAAAAATATAGCAAAAATAATGGATATTTCTGAAAGAAGATTGGGTAAAATTTTAAAAGACAATAATTATAGTTGAAACGAATGACAGAATCATATATCTAACACACTAAACCATAGAATTGTTTCAATTGAACCATATAAAATATTAGATGTTTACGATATGACAGTTGAAAAATATCATAATTTCTCAACAGAAGTATGTTTTGTTCATAATTCAATGGACCGGGACGCTATCATAAGTTCGGCTCTCGATTTATATTCTGAGGAGAGCACTACAAAAAATGAATTTGATGATGTATTAAATATTAAATCTGATAATCAAGATGTTAAAGAAATATTAGAAAATCTTTATTATGATATTTTAAATATTGAATTTACATTGCCATCATGGGTAAGGAACTTATGTAAATACGGGGATTTTTTTCTCTATCTTGATATTCATGAGGAATATGGAATAACAAATGTAATTCCAATTTCTGTATATGATATCAAAAGACTGGAAGGTGATAATCCTGATGATCCATATGAATTAAAATTTATTATTGGTGAACAAGTAAGAGAACCAGCTGAAAACTTCCAAGTAGCACACTTTAGATTATTATCTGATTCAAACTTCTTACCTTATGGTAGGAGTGCTATTGAAGGTGCTAGAAAAACTTGAAAAAAATTACACCTAATGGAAGACGCTATGTTAATTCATAGAATCATGAGAGCACCAGAAAGAAGAATATTTAAGATAGATGTTGGAAATATACCACCTGATGAAGTTGATAATTTTATGAATGGCATTATTCAACAAACTAAAAAAATCCCATTTATGGATCAACAGACCGGTGACTACAACTTAAAATTTAACTTAATGAATGTATTAGAAGATTTCTTTATTCCTGTTAGGGGTGGAGAATCTGGAACAGAAATAGATATAGCTCCAGCTTTAAACTATGATGCTATTGAAGATATTGAATATTTAAGAAACAAAATGATGGCTGCATTAAGAATACCTAAAGCTTTCTTAGGATATGAAGAAGGTATTGGTGCAAAAGCTACTTTAGCTGGTGAAGATTTAAGATTTGCAAGAACAATTGAAAGATTACAAAGAATCGTAGTATCTGAATTATACAAAATGGGTATTATCCACTTATATGCACAAGGATATAGAGATGAAGATTTGGTTAATTTTGAAATACAATTAACGAGTCCATCAATTGTATATGAAGAAGAAAAGATAGCATTATGGGATGCTAAAACAGCCTTAGCTGCAAATATTAGAGATATAAATCTATTATCAGCAGATTGGATATATACAGAGTTATTCAAATTAACTAAAAAAGAAGCAGATGAACAACGTGATAATCTATTGAAGGATGCATTATTTGAACACAGATTAGCTAAAATACTTGAAGATGGTGAAGATCCATTCGGTGAAGGATGGGATAAGATGGGTGATCCTGATGCAGAATATCTAACTGATGAAGATGAAGAAGAAGAATTTGAAGGTGAAGAAGGCGAAGAAAGTGAAAATATGCAAACTTCTGAAACTGGAACAGGTGAAGAAGGTGCTCAACCAGAAGGTCAACCAGAAACACAAGCTTCAGCTCCTGCAGCTGGAACAGGTGGAGGAGAATCTGCTGCACCAAGTCAAATGGCTATAGCTGGTGAAAGTATTAAAGGTAAAAAGATATTAAAATCTAAATCTAAGAAAAAGATTGAAAAAGATAAAGATGATCCATTAGGTCTTAAAGACTTGAAAAAATCATTAGAATTGAGTAAGAGTGATATAAAAAATAGACATAGAGGCGGCAGCCCATTATCAATTGAAGATTATAGAAAAATGGATAAATGATTAATGAAACAAAGTATGGAAAAGAGAAATAAATCATCAATAAGGGGATAAAAAATAATCAAAAATTATCATTTTAAATATTTATATATAAGGAAGTATTAAATTGTTTGGAGGAAAATAATGAAAAAATCAACACTAGTAAGATTAGTAGAAGAAATAGTAGATACTAAAATTAATAGTGAATCAATTGAACAAGATATGTATGAAACTTGTCAAGAGGCTTTATATGATCATGGTTTATTAGCTTTTACAAAATTAAAACCAGAAGTTGTTATAGCTAAAAATCCAGAGTTGGGTAAATTGTGGAAAACAGCAGCTGATGCAGTTGAAGCAGTTTGAATAGAATTAGAAATGCACGAGGAGTAAAAAAAAATGAATAAAACACAAGATATGAGAAAACTATTAAATGAATGGAGTGTAGCACTATCCGGTGGAATAGTTCAACAACCAGTAATAGATATGAGTAATGCAATAAAAGAAACACAAAATGATATGAAAGAAAAACAACATTTAGATGAAAGTTTAGGTGGATATATATCTGGATTATTTAATAACTTAAAACAAGCAACATTAAACATTTCACTTAGTGAAATAGACAACAATACAAAAGAAGATTTATTAGATAAGCTTAAAGAATTTGAAGATTATTACATTGGAGCACTAGAAGGATCAGGCCTAATAGGATTTTAAATTAATAATAATTTAATTAAATTATAAAATAATAATAGTTCGGAGAATAACTATGAAACAATTAAAGCATCACAAAACCCGTAATACAGGTTTTTTATATGAAGTATTAGTAAAACAATTGACTACTGATTTGTTAAATAACAATTTCGAATCTAAGGCTCTAAAATTAATAAAAAAATATTTTAATGAAGGTAAATCATTATATGAAGAACTAGCATTATATAACATATTATTAAAAACAAAAGATTTACAAAAGGATAGAGCTAATACATTAATTGATGAAACAATTAAAGCTAGAAAGAAATTAGATGAAAAATCATTAGTAAGGAATAAATATGAATTAGTTAAAGAAATAAAAGATAATTTTGATTTAAAGGGTCTATTTACATCAAAAATACAAAACTACGTTTTATTAGCATCTATATATAAACTATTTGAATCAGAATTAAATAATAGTTCATATAATCCAATAAATGTAGTTGACAGCAGATATACTATTATGGAGTCTATGGGTGTATCACAGGAACAACATAAAGATAGAAAGAATAATAACAATATACTATCAACATTTTCTCAACAGGATAGAACAGTTAAATTATTAACACTACAAAACATTATTAAGAATTTTAATAAAAGATATGAAAATTTATCTGGAAAACAAAAGAAATTATTAAAAATATATATGAATAGTTTATCTGACAATTCAATCTTAGAAAATTATCTACAAGAGGAAGTACCAAAACTACAAAGAAAATTAAAAAATGTTTCAGTTGAAGACGATGTTCTAAGAATAAAATTAGATGAAATTTCAAAGAGAACTATAAAATTATTGAACAATCATTGAAATAAATATAATAGAGTTGTACAAATAATGAAAATATATGAAATATTAGAAGAAGTCCAAAACTGTAATAAAAATTATCGTGAAGAAATAATAGATTAATTTGGAGAAC